TCAATATTATTCTTACGGTGGTTGCGGTTACGATGATAGCCTTGGCAACGCAGATGATGGGATAACCACCGCTGGTTATGCAACTAAAACAGCATCAGCCATTAGAATGATAAGTGGCTATAGAAACGCTGAATATGACTATGATAACTTTAGTTATTTTTTTGGTATGACTTAATAATGGTAGAATATACAAAATATCGTGTTGTCTTTGATGATCCAGATGCTCTTGATGAGCCGACCAAGGTGCTTGTGCCTTCACAAAATTGGTTAGATGAAGCTATGACTGGTAACTTGCCACCCATCTGGGTGTATTGGCAGCTTCAAGATGATGAGCAGCAAGCAATTAAAGAAGGGCGTCATAGCACCTTTAAGCATGATCCAGAAAAACATGCTTTGCAATGGACTGCCCCACGCATTGGTCCTTTAACAGAGGAAGAGGCAATGGAATATCTTGTAATGAAAGATTTGCCAAGGCGTTGCTGGGCAGAAGAACACAACCGCCCAATGTTTAAGATTGTGCGTACTGAGCAAGTGCCAAGCAATAGGCAGTTTCGTAATGCGTGGGAGATGGCGGCATGAGTACAGTTAAAGTAAATTCTTTTGCAAATACTGCTGGTGTTCCATACTACCCAGCCGCTTGTATGGTAACTTTAAACGGTACGGGTACAATTGCGATTACTGGGTCAGATGGAATATCTAGCATTACAGATAATTCTACGGGGGAATACTATGTTGATTTTTCAAATGCTTTTGAAAACACAAACTATCATATGACTGCTTCTGCAAGAGATAATTCTTCCATTAGCGGCAGTAGGCCAAAGGTTTTTGCGCTGCGTGGTTACACTGATAGCACCTTTACAACAAGTCGAGAAATGATTGCGTTGGGACAATCTAATACGGCAGAAGAAATCGACAGTACCAAAGTCACAGGTGTTTGGTTGAAAGATTTTTAAGGAGAAATAAATGACAACCTTTATTAAAATCGGAGCAACAGAATACAACGCTGCTGATTACACAAAACCAGCGGAGCGCACGTTTCGTGATGGATGGGAAGCCAATACAGATACAAATGTAATTTCTGTTAATATGGCAAAGGCCAAGGATATTTGGCGGGATAAGATACGCGCAGCAAGGGTTGAGCCGCTGGCTGAGCTAGACACTGCGTTTATGAAAGCGCAAGAAACAGGCGCAAGCACAACTCAGATTGTAGCTGACAAGCAAGCACTGCGTGATGCCCCTGCATTATCAAGCATTGATAACGCTACAACGCCTGATGAGCTAAAAGCTATTCAACCAATCCCTAATGTAACGATATAGATGTTAGGTTTTTCCCCATTAGCGTCTGCGCCACTAGCGGATAGTGGGGTTACATCTGTTGCATATAGCTTAACAGCAGATGCTGGGAGTTTTGCGCTTACGGGGCAGACTGCTAATCTAAACGTAGGTCGCAATCTTGCTGCTGCTGTTGGTTCGTTTACGCTTACCGGCCAGACTGTTGGCTTCACTAAGGCGTTAAATGTTGCAGCGGGAACAGGCAGCTTTACGCTTACTGGGCAAGATGCGGCCTTTGGAAATGCTTTTGTTTTTTCAGGCGGCACAGGGTCGTTTACATTAACAGGCCAAACAGCGGGTATGGTAAAAGCCCTTAATGTTTCTGGAGGCACAGGTTCATTCACCCTCACGGGTCAAGCTGTAGATTTAGACAAGGCTGTGAATATTTCTGGTGGCACAGGTTCGTTTGCGCTTACGGGCCAGACTGCCAACTTTGAAAATGCTTACTTGTTGGCAGCGGCAACTGGATCGTTTTCTCTTACTGGCAGCGCAGTAGAATTTGGAATTAGTGAGGCATTTGGCACAGGTGGCTTCGCGCTCACTGGTCAAGGCATTAATTTAAATAAGGCTGTCCGTATCTCAGCAGATGCTGGCAGCTTTGCCTTGTCTGGACAGGCGGCTGTGCTTGATCCAAACTTTGGCAACAAACTTGTTGCACAGCCCGCAAGTTTTGCGCTCGCTGGTCAAACTGCACAGATAACCAAGTCACTATCTGTTGATTTAGGCGCAGGATCTTTTGCGTTGACAGGCCAAGCGGCAAGTATTGCAGCGGGTAAAAAGCTTACAACAAGCACAGGATCGTTTAGGTTATCTGGGCAATCGGTAGATTTTAATAAACAGCTTAATGTAAGTGGCGGCACAGGATCGTTTACGCTCACTGGTCAGAATATAAGCTTGGCTGCTGGTGCGTTGATTGCTGCTGGTGCTGGTTCGTTTGCAACAAGCGGTCAAGATGCAAACTTTGCTGTTGCTAGATTGCTTGAAGCTGGCGCGGGATCGTTTGGATTAACAGGCCAAGCTGTTACGATAAACCGCACAATAAAAATGACTGCTGATGTTGGGGCGTTTACCCTGACAGGTCAAGATGCTGGCGCATTTATTGGAGAGATTTTTGAGACAGGCGCGTTTAGCCTGTCGGGGCAAACTGTTGGTTTAAACAAAGCTGTAAAACTATTGGCTGGCACTGGTTCGTTTACCTTGTCAGGGCAAGATGTTATATTTGATGCGGGCGCAAAGCTTATTGCTGACGTTGGTTCGTTTGCGTCAAACGGCCAAAACGTATCTCTTAAAAAATCTATTACTGAAAGCTTTGGCGCGGGTTCGTTTACCTTAACTGGCCAAGATGCTGGCCTATCTCAAACTAGAAACTACAACTTTACAGCAGATCATGGTTCGTTTGTTTTAACAGGGCAAAGCGTTTCTTTTGGAACTGGTGTATCAATTATTGCGGATGTAGGAGGCTTTGCCTTAACAGGGCAGGATTCTTCTTTAGTTTATATTAAAGCTATTGTTGCTAACCCAGACATAGATGTTGCTACTGAGGCAATAATCTATAGCTCTACTTCTCAGGCTTTAATAACAACAAGTTTCAATGACGTTATTCTTCACGAAGATATAGTGTTTGCAAATGTAGCTTAAACTATTGTAGTTAAGAGAAAAGGACTGAGGTTATGACATTTTACATAAAACAAAATGATACAAGACCCATCTTGTCAGCCACTCTAGTTAATAGTGATGGTAGTGTACCAGACTTAACTGGCTCTACTGTTGTGTTTAAGATGAGAAAGTTAGGTGAATCTTCAGCCAAGGTAGATGCAGCAGCTGCTGTAACTGGGGCAACAACAGGCGATATTCAGTATACTTGGATTGGTGCTAACACAGATACTGTTGGAAGTTATGAAGGCGAGATTCAAGTTACTTTTGCTGGTGGCGGGGTGCAGACATATCCAAATAGTAGGTACATAGAAATAGAAATTGTGGACGATATAGCATGACTAAACAAACTGTTGCCTCTGCACATAATAGAATTGATGCTGTTGAGAAGCAGTTAATAGCTATGAAGACTGAGATGGATATCCAATTCAAAGATTTGTTTAATCGTGTAAAGCGGCTTGAGGCTATTATGATTGCAACAAGTGCATTCATTATTGCTTTGCTTTTGCGAATGAACATGATGAGCTAAGTCATGTTAGCTGAATTAGCCGCAGCCAACGCAGCTTATTCTACAATTAAAAAGTTTGTATCTAATGGCAAAGAAGTTAGTGACTTTCTTTCGCCTCTTAAGAATCTTGTTGGCGCAGAAGAAGATCTAAGGGCAAGAGGCAATCGTAAGAAAGATGGCTTGTTCTCTAAAGTTATGGGCAAGTCTGCTGATGACTTTGATGAGTTCATTGCTTTGCAGCAGATACAAGAGCAACGAAAAGAATTAGAATCTATCTGCCGTTTGTATGGCAAGCCCGGCACTTGGGATTCTTTCTTAGCTTTCGAGGCGAAGATGCGCGTTCAGCGAAAGAAGGAAGCTGAACAAAGGCAGAAGCAAATAGCTGCTACAATTAAATATATTTCTTGGGGTGTAATTGCCTCGTTAAGCATTGGTGGTTTTGCTGTTCTGTATTTCTTAACTGAATTTTTGAAGGGAATGAAATGACAATGGCTATGGAAAAGATATTGGCATGGAAAATAATGCCACGGATTATGATGCTAGTAATGACGGTTATGTATATTCGTGTCATAGAATGGTTTATGTCTTTGCCGCAGGATGTGGTCAGCACTCAAGCTACCGCGCTTACAGCAACGGTCACAGGCGCTCTAACAGGTGCGTTTGCAGTTTGGGTAGGGTCTGAAAAATGATTGGTCAGATTATAGGTGCGGTTGGTGGGCTAGCTACCAGTTACTTAGACGGTAAGGCTGCTGTTCAGAAGGCTAATGCTGAGATCAAACTCAAGCAAGCTACTGGTGAAATGGACTGGGAGCAGTCAGCAATAGAAGCATCAAAGGATTCTTGGAAAGATGAGCTATGGACTATAGTTTTTGTAGCTATCCTTTGTATGAATTTTATTCCTTCTATGCAGGATGTAATGGCAGTTGGGTTTGCTAATTTAGAAACTACACCGCTCTGGGTGCAGTGGGGAATGTATGCTTCAATAGCTGCAAGCTTTGGAATCCGTACAATGAAGGGGTTAAAGAAATGAGTTTTAAATTATCGCAGCGCAGTCTTGATCGAATGGACGGTATAGATGAGCGCATGATTTCTGTAGTTAAGTTTGCAATTACTGCAACGAAGACAGACTTTGGTGTTATTCAAGGCATGCGTACTCTTGAAATGCAGAAGGCGTTAGTAGTTAAGGGCGCTAGTCAGACTATGAAGTCAAAGCATTTAGATGGATTAGCTGTTGATTTGATGGCTTACATTGAGGGTCGTGGTTCTTGGGAGCTTAATCTGTATGACGATTTAGCTGACGCTATGAAGGAAGGCGCTGAAGCTGCTGGTGTAGCTGTGCGCTGGGGAGCGGCTTGGCATATAGATGACATCCGCACATGGGATGGCACTATGGAGGAGGCTATGAATGCTTACGTTGATTTACGCAGAAGTCAGGGGCGAAGGCCATTCATTGACGGCCCTCACTTTGAGTTAATGCTTTAGGCTATTAATTTTATCTGCGTGACGAGATAAAGTTTTTAAAGTTAGGGTGCGAGTGTATCCCATAAAGGACATTCGTCTGCATATAGAGTCTCTGCTCTTACCTTCTAAGGCTAGTCTTATTATTTCTTTTGTTTCTGGCTTGGCGTCTTTGCCGCCCATATAATAATTGGTATTGTTTTGTTTTAAGAATCTGCTTTGGCCATCTCTTTCTTTGGCTCTTTTATTAACTTGCTTTGCGTCTTCAAGCATTGCAGCTAGTAACTTTTCATTCATAATTGTTTTCTCCCCTGCTTTATTACTGGCCAAAATATATTGTTGCGGTGAATAAAATTATTCAACCCAGTTAACTTTACGTCAAGGATTTTTGCTGCTTGTGTTTGAGTGCAGCGAGATTTTGCTAGTACTTTTACTAACTCTATTTTTTCACGGCGATGCCGAGTTTCTATTTGCTTCCATGTTTCCATGCTGTTTCCTTTGGGTAAAAAAAAGCCCCACTTAAGCGGTGAGTTAAGTGAGGCAGTTGTGAGGAGGGCAGGACGCCCCTCGAGTTCTGGAGAACTAATCTAGCTTAGAACGGAATGCTATCTTCTGACAAGGGGGAAGATGCAGTTTGTTGACCTTGTTGTTTGTCGCTTATTTGAAAGGACATATAAGGTTTACCATCTTTCATGCGTCTCCATCCAGCAATACGTTTCTCCTCACCAACTGGCCCAGAGTAATCGGGTGCTGCATCATTGCCTTTCTTGTCGTTGTCAAACATGACCGCCATCTTTTGATAGACCTCGACAATGCCACGCCCATCTTTGGTTTGGTCTTTGACAAGAACTACTTTTGAATCCACGCCCTCTACATTGACCTTACCTTGTAAGATCATTTGTTGTGTTGGAAATGGTGTGAAGGCTGCGCCTCTGTTTGTGTCATCGTACTGTTGATCTGCCATGCTTCTGGCTCCTGTGTTATGTGACTACCAGCCACTGCTCTTGTTACCACTATCTTGATCGTACTTGTTGCCATCCATCTTACCTAAGAAGATGTCAGCATCACATCCAATGTGCGACAGTGCTTTGGTTAGGCCATCAGTAATAGCCATCTTCGGTGCATCTTCAGCCATACGACCCTTAGCTGCATCAAAGAACTTACGGCACCCTGTGAAGGGGCCAAATGAATTTGCTGGCGATGTATGCCAGACAGTAACATGCGCTAGTACAGCGCTGTCTCCGTTGCTTACTGGCACAATCTCTGTTGTGTTGTGCCAGCCCCAGCCATCACCGACTGCTCCGAACTGTTCGGTCATTTTTCTGACTTGGTATTGCGGGTCGATGGCGGTGAATGATCGGCTGCCGAAGCTAACCTTCTTCAGATATTTGGGGTCTGAAGAGGCTAGCTTGTCCCAGATGTCTAGGTTATTAGTCATTGTTGGTTCTCCTTGTTATGCGGAGTGATCCCCGCTTGTCTCGTTTGATTGTAAGGTGGTCGCAGTAAACTTCTCGTTCGTTACTACCGACCATTTGTTTAAGATCTTTCTTTGCGTTCTCGAACACGCGGTTATGTTCGTACCCATTGATGTAGGTAATTGCTGCGTCGATGAATTGGTTGTCTGTGCTGGCGTTTCGCTTGACCATGTTGTCCACCTCAACCTTGTCAATGGAGATGTCTGGCGTTTGAATACCAATCGGTTCTTCGTCGCGTACAACGTAACCCCAGAAGTCTGACACCACTGCCCACATAGAATTGAAATACTTGTGGTTGTACGAGACATAGGTTGATTCCCATTTGCTGTTGCCAAAGATTACTGAGAAGTATGCGCCATCTGCATCTGATAGGTAGCAGTACAATTGTATTTGCGGCATGTAGTATTCGATAATGTCATCTATATTTTTGTATGGATTGGTGTGCTTGGCTTCAACAATGCGAGATCCCCAGCGAGCGTCTATCATACCCTTGGCTGGCACATTGCCAATCATATCTTCTAGTTCTTCTTGATGCCCAGACAATACGCAATCGTGCTCTTGCTCAAACCATTTGAGATTGAAGTCTTCAGTCCAGCTACCAAGTTGTACTGCAATGTTGCGAGACAAGTCGTCTGATTCTACGCGACCAGTCTTGATCTGCCATAGCTCAAGCCAGTTACCTTGCATGATTTTTACGCAGTCACTGCCGCCTATGAAACCTTTGCGGTTCATTTAGTTCTCCTTTGTAACCATTTAAATGGCTTTCTATTTGTACACCTTACTGCATATGCGCAGCTTACTCAAGGTATTTCTTGAAGTCAGCATGATGTAAGTCAGTAAGCTCAAGAAGTTTTTTCTTTTGCTCACCTTTGAGATATGACTCGCCAACAGGCTCACCATTTTTAATGCGCTTGGCTATAATTTCATACTCATCTAGTACATAAGAATATTTTTTGTATTCTTTAGCGTAGTGTGGTGAGCTTGTGGCTTTGGTAATGTGTGCATCCCACACACTGCTAGCTACAGCAGTGCCTATTGATTTAGGTTTCTTCATTATCATTGTCCTTTGGCATTAGTTTAAATTCATAAAGACCATTGCCTTGATAGCGGCGCTCTACAATTCTATATCCAAATTTTTCTTTTCTTAGATTTCTTATTTGTGCAGACACACTTGGCTCTGGAAAATTAAGATCTTCTGAAATTTGTTTTACAGATAGCCAATCATTATTTTCCATATACATTCTTACTTGATGTATTTGTTGCGTAAGTCTTGGTTTGTCTCGACTGGAAACGTAATCATCTCCATCAAACTCAGGTGTTATTTCTTTCTGCATGTGCGTTCTCCATGAATGTTAGGAATTGTTCGCCAGTCATTATGACTAACGTTTGCGGACTGCCTGTCCGTCTTTTGTAGAAAGCAATGTCTCGCTTATCTAATACTGTGTATGGGCTAGGGAAGTTAGACTTGTCTCTATACTTTACTTCTCCCACCAGTTCTTGGCCGAAGAGTTCGAGCTTGATGTCGCCGCTATACTCTCCTCCCAAACTGCCTGAGAGGGGTTGCCTCTTGGCTTTGATACCCGCTTTTGTAAGCCAGTCGACGAACCACTTTTCGTGGTAAGTTCCTTTGTTCTTGTTACGATTTGCCACTTGTCCTCCTCATAGCAATGAAGGCAGACGTACCAATGCTTTTCGTATGTACCGCCGCTATTGTTTTTAAGTATTGCAACGAACCAAATTGTTTCTGTTTCGCAAGCAATGCAGTTAATAGCTTGTGCTTTTTTCAAGCTTTAAACTTAGATCTAATTGAAATGTTCTTGCGCTTTGATGGTCCTACTTTCCTTGCGTACTCTTTCATTTCATTAGCCTTGTGTAGATACTCAATAGCATTTGAAACTTTACTTGCTGTTTCATACCTAAGCTCAGACACTAAGTTTATTGTACGATAGTAAGTTGAGGTTGGTACATCAGCTTGCTTGAATGCTGCAAGCAAAGGGATATTGTACCCCTCTGCTTTGTCTTCTAGATATTTGAGATATGATTTCATGCTGCATTAGTGCAGCACTTCATTCATCGTTGTCAAGATCTTCTGGTTCTATCTCAATCTCGCAGTCACCATTACAGTTAAAGCAAGTGTCTTTGTATTCCTCTTCGTAGCCTACATCGACATCGAAACCTTGCCTAATAAACCTAGTGTAAGTCAGAGTGCCATGACCGTAGCACTCTGGGCATTCAATAAGGGATGTGGTCATCAACATCTGGTATGTCATGGTTGTCCTCCCAAGCTTTGGTTGCACGTTGTAAAAACTTTTCACGATTAAAACGTGGGTTAGTTTTTTCTAGCTCATCAGCTATTGAGTGCAGGTGAGAGGGCCAACCCACCATTGGCCCAATCGTGTCTGCAATAAATTCATAATGCTGTTTACTCATTCGCATGTTAATTCTCCTTATACCATATCGTTCCATTGTTTTGACTTCATTGCGCTGGCAATCTGTAACTCACGATTATACTTAGCAATCTCTGGCTTACGCAGATCTTGTGTGTGCGTAGCCCAGTAAGTAAGGCAGTTGTATAGTGCCCACTTGTTTGAGCCGAGGCTGCTGCGCTCGTCACTCCAAATACTTAGCAAGTTTTCTAGTTGCTTTTCGTTGGTCTTGGTGACTGACTGCTGACGTGTGAATGTTTTGCAGACAGTCTTCTTAAAGAAGTTTTCGATCTGTGGTTGCTCTAGCTTGGTTTGCATCCAGCTTTGCCAGATATCCTTGCGAGATTGAAAGTGCTCAAGTCCATTGACTACCTTGGCTGCTGCACCTTCGACGTTGATGGATGCAGTGTGCTTGTATCTACTACGCGCCACTGTGTCGGGTGTGGTGCAGCCATTAAGACACCATAGCCGTAAGCCATTGGCTTGCTGAGAGAAAGACCAAGATGCATCGTAGCTATTGAAGAAGCTTACTCTGAACTTAACGTAGTCACCGACTGCTGGTTCAACAGTAAGATTATTAAATAGTATTTCACCCCTTAGTTTGCGACCGTCTTCAAGTACATCGACGCTTACTTCATAATCAGTTGATAGATCTGCTGACTTTACTCCGTCGAGAACTGAGTTGACTACATCATCGTGTGATACAATCTTGTAGCGTGATCCGTGTACGCCCAACACCTGATCGGTGTCGGTACGCACAACAGCTTGATGACCAGCAATGATATTGCCAAGCTGATCGTGGATTGGTTGTTGCTCAACAGGAAAGTTGAAGTCGTTCATTGAGAAATGTTTCATGTTATACCTCCTCTAGTTTTGCATTTATGTCTGCAAAGCAAACTGCAATTTGTTCCATTGCATGTGGCGTGGCGCAATTAGCAATTGCACTTGTGTTATCTTTAAGAAACTTATGGATTGCATTGATGTCACCTTTGGTAAACATTACAGACAAAGGTAGATCTGCGTAGTCAATGTAGTTGAGTCTCATGTTAGTTCTCCTTGGGTTATGCCCTGCATTATTGCAGTGACAATAGTTAAAGTCATTATTTACGTTACGTTACTTTGATTTTTCTTTGCGTTTTAACCAGTAACTAAATGCTTGATATGATTGAAATCCTAACAGTTTAGCAGCGCGTGTTTGACAGCCATAACCTTGTCCCACCCGACGAATTGCCTCATCAATGTAATTATCTGTTAGATCTTTAATTGCTTTCTTTACATTCATATCTTTTCTGAATTTAGTAGTTGATTTTAGCTTGATAGCTATTTCGTTATCGTCAACAAAGACGGTGTGATATGTTAAATCAATCTTCATTTAGTTCTCCTGTTTTGGTCTTTGCTTTGGTCTGATTGCTGGCACCTCATGTTTATGAATAACGCATTGTATTTCACCATGAACAAGTGACGGATTGTTTTCTATAAACTTGTCGCAATCTTCTGGTGAATTGAATGCAACGAATGCAATCCATACAGTTTTTAACATTTTGTTTCTCCTGTTGTTTGAATTATTGTATTATATTTGAGTCATGAAATGTTGGCACAACTTGCGCCAAATTACTCTCACCGTAGTTAGCCCGACTCTGGGGAGAGAACTCTGGGGAGGGAGTGCCATTGCACGATACGCGACCATGCCCGAGGAACGAGGAATAGCATGGCGCACTTTTTATCTTATCAAAAAATGGCACGGGGGTGGGTGGGTGGAGTGACATATTTTGATAGGAGACTGCATGGCTCAATGCCATGCTTTCTCCTGCAAGTCGCTATCAAGTGATGCTTCATATGGAGTGAGGACACCACATTGCAAGCGGATGTCGTCTGCATCTAGCCACAGGTCGTCGTCATCTATGTGGTAGTCGTGACTGTCAAGTAGCGGGACGATTGGTGATTTAAGCATTGTCTGTTCCTTTAGCGAATGAGGCCCGTAGCGAAGCGGAGGGCCGAAAAAATTTTGGGGCCACCGTTTGGCAGCCCCTTGTTAGGTTTATGTTGTGCGCTGCTATGCAACGTCTGCGACTGTCTCAACGCCGTTGGTGTTGGCGGTCTGATCGGCTGGCGGTGTGATGCCAAGCGCTGCCATGTCTGCCGCGATGTCAGCGGGGATGGCTTGCGGCTGCTGATTTATTGGCACGTTGCCCTCGTTCTCTCCGTAGGCAATGTAAGACTTGCCGAATGTTTCCGCGTAGTAACCGCGCAGCTGGTCTTGCATGCGGTCAAACAATGCAAGTTTGCTTTGCGCTGCGCGCGCTTCTGAGACTGCCGCTTTTAGCTGCGTCAATGCAATCTCGGTGCCATCGTTGCGGCGCATTGCATATTCTGCGCGCTCTTTGGTGCTGATGGCGTAGGCGTCGTGGCCTTTGCGGGATGTCTTTAGCCAGTACAGTTTATCAATGATTGCCTCAACAATGACGCGCCGGTCAAATTGGCAGGTGTCTGTGATTGTAAACTGGCGGTCGCGGTACAGCGTTTCATCTGTTGTTATGTGGTTTAAGAAGTCCGTTACTGGGTCTGTTTGACTAGTGCGGGCTTTGTTGGCATCGGCTGCGGGGTTTGCATCAACGCGCAAGGTGTTTAGTTGGTTTTTTGTGTGTTGGTAGTTTTCTTCCGCGTCGATAGCTAGTTCGTTTGCGCGCTCAACCATTGCAATCAACTCGGCTTTTGTGTGGTTCTTTGTAGCGATTTCATAAGCAGTCATTTTAGTTCTCCATTTTAAGCGTTTGCTTTTGTGTGTTTCTCGTAATTTGAACCGGCCCGAAGTGAGGGGCTGGACAACGCCGACAGGGAATTGCCATGGTTCTCCAGTCAAGACGCAACCACGTCCGTCTTGACTGGAGGTTCTGGCTGTTCCATGACGGTGGGGGCCAGACGCGAGCTTCGGAGTTGGTCCAAATTCTTTTTTATTATTCTTTTTTTGCTTCTTACTTTAGCCATATGGGGGAAGCGTATAGCTGGGGGAACAGGGCAATGTTCCCCCCGTTTGCTGGCCCGATGGTGTAAGCCATCGGTTAACAGCCAGCTACCTTTCATCTTGCGATAGCCGACGAAGGAGGGAACGATACTCACCTGAAAGGCAGAGACTTTAGTCTCTGTTCATGAGTAGCGCGGCCATCGCCCAAATGGTGTCAACTGTAATAATCAGGTGTGACGTAGGGTAATAAGGATAGTTACGTTACGTCACTATTGACAGCCCTATAAGAAATGGTGTCGTAATGGGGGGAGAGAGGGAGAGGGGGGCTAGCGAATGAG